ATGTAATTGCCAGTTAAAACAAAATCTCCCAGATTAATATTCAGTTTTACAGACTGGTTTTTGTATTGATCTTTTTCATCGTTATCATTTCTAGCACTACCTTGATCAATACTAAAACTGTTAAATTGAATTTGCTCAAATGGAGCAACACTGATAAACTTATGTGATTCTGATCCGTATCTTAATGTAGCACCTTTTTCAAAAGTATCTTGTATTAACACTGTACCGGCAATACTACCTGAGCCATACATAACACTGTTAGAACCTGATATAACTTTTACTGTTTGCCCTGTTGCTAAATCGTGACCAAAATCATACCAACCTGCTCCGGGGTCGTTAGCCGGGATACCGTTTACATACACATTGGTATGTTTTGTTTGTGCTCCTCGTTCCATGTATCCTATAAAGCCTCCATAGCCTCCAGCGGGCCATGTGAATGCTGGCATTATATTTGAAAACAGTTGTGAACTGTTTATGGGGTCAGCAACAACTTCTTGTTCCTGTTGTGCCACCACAATAACTTCTTCTATTTCATCTGCAAATGCCCATGCAGTAAAAAGCGGTAAAGATAATATAATTGCAATCTTTAATATGTGTTTGTAAAAAAATTCTTCAAAATTCATAGTATCTCCATTAATAGCATATAGTTTATGCTCTTTGCATGGAAAAGTCAAGAACTAATTTATAAAAAGGTGAAGCCCGGAGGGGATCCGGGCTTCTGGTGCTCTACTAAGGGGATGACTAACGTTTGAGCACCGGGGGAACCGTTAGCATATTTACTTATATTAGATGCCGCCCTTCATACAAGTAGTTTGGGCCAATCTTTGCCAATTGGATTTATCCATTTGCTTGAGGTCAGAGATCTTAAGCACCATACGCAAACTTACTTCACGCAATTTTTCAGCATTGTCCAACATAAAGTTGATGACTTCTTTTTCACCATCTTTACCAAACTTGTATTCTTCAAGCATACCATCTCGCACAATCTGCTTGATACGAATAAACTTGTCTCGAATACTGTTCATAGTAAGGTCAAGGTAGTGACAACGTGACATAAGAGCCTGCAAGTGGTCTTGGATCTTTTTGCTACGAACATTTTCAAAGTTAACATTGGTGATAAAGATCACGCCACCTTCAAAGTCAAAACGATCCGGAATACCTTCCCTTCGCAAGGCGCTGGATTCTGCTTTCCAGGTAATGGTACGCTTCTTGCCACTGTCCAGCACTGCTTTCAACATGTTCAAACATACTTCGTCGAACAAGATGCTGTCACAGTCATCGAACACCAACACATTACCTTTGTCGCTGTTCATGTACAGCGTCTGATAAAGACCAATTGGAGTCATAGACCCTTTTACAATTTCAGTCCTAGCAGGCTTACCTGCAATAGAAGTCAGCATGTCATAATCTTCCAGCACAGTTTCAACACCAAAAGATTTACCAACACCCGGAGGGCCTGACACAATCATACCACGTACTGTACCTTCTGCTACAGCATGAGTCATACGATCAAGAATATCAAAACGCTCTTTGATGCGATCCAATGCTTGATCTTCGTTTTCTTCCTCTTTGGGAGAATTATCAATTTTAGGTTGATCAGCATACACAGCCGGAGTCACATACTCAATATCTTGAGTAGGATTTTCAATCAGTACCCTAATCTTATCAAACTGATCGCCAAGTACTTCACTACCGTCTACAGTAATGAATGCACCTTTCTTACCAATGTTTAAAGGCTTGACCACAGGAAACACCATATCCTCTACAATGTTCTTACGGTAAGTACCTTGCTTAATTTTTACGAAGTTAGTCATCATTTAAGTCCCCTTTGTTTAACTAATAATACTATTATACGGATTTTAGGATCAAAGTCAACCTTTTTGCCAAAAAAAGTGGTAAAAAGTTTAGGTGCTAAGTGCTTGATTTTGCTGAAGATTCAGCATTTTGTAAGATTTTTGTACAGCAATAGCCTGATTATATGCGTCTGCTAGGGCAGAATGATGGTCAATTTGGATGCCAGAATCGTCTTTTCTAGGGTCACCGGGCACTAACTCAAACAGTGTTCTGCTGTCTGCTTCTTCCCAGTAAAACCAGTTCTTGTGAATATTGTATTGCTCAAAAAGGTGCTCTAGAATACCATAATCAAATCTAGGTCCTTGTGCCCACTTTTTGTTCACCCCAACTAACCATTTGTTCAACTCTGAACAAAACTGCTGAACACTGATTCTATTATCAAGACTAAATGCTTCTTCCTGAATATCTTTGTCCTGTTTGCTCCACCACTCTAAAGTACCGGGGTCTACAATTCTGCCTTTGGCAGTTTGTTCATCAATGTCCAATCTATACATAATAGGACTATGAGGAGTTTCGTTTGTAAAAGGATTGAATTTAACACCGCCAACAGTTAACACAACAGCATCAGACTTTGTGCCTAATGTTTCTATGTCAATCATTGCATGAACTGTCATAATAATATACTCCTGATATAATATATTATATGTGATGTATTATTAAATGTCAAGTCGTTCAAAGTATTTTTCGTAAAGTCGTTGTTCCCAATAATATGCCTCTCTTTCCCAAGGCTGTTTACTGTATGGTGTTTTAGTGTGATTTTCCTTTTTCCAGTATGATGTTGTACTGCTTAATTCGCCTAAAATATATTGTTTAGCATGTATTAATTCATGAGTTAAATTAATAAGCATTTCTTTTCTGGTATATTTGTGATCCCCAGAGTTTCTGGGTATTTCGATATTGATGTTATCTTTATCTCCCCAACAATATCCGCCTGCTTCATGCTCACATCGATTAACAATATCTATTTGTACAAAAACATTTCGTCTCAATCTGGGACAAAAGTTTTCAAGCATAAGTTCAGAGATGTTTTGAATAAGTTGTTTTTTTGCAAGTTGACCGTCAATGTTGACGTGAACCATATCCTGGCTCCTACAAACCCTATTAAGATCAATTATTGTAGCATCTTTTTTAGATTTGTCAACCATTTTTAAGTCTTTGATTTTACACTAGTTTATCACTATATCTTCCATTCCTGCTGTTCTCAATCTAGTTATATGCCCAATTTGCCACTGTTTGGTGTCTAATCCTTTCATTATACCAAGATATTTGTTTCTTAAAAGTGCATACTGATTACAAAGGTGTGTTAGGGTGATAACACTGTCTTCGCTATCTACAAATTTTTCAGCATCTCTACTGCTGAGTTGCCTGTTGTATGCTTCTAAGTATTTGCGGAATGTTTTAGAACGTTCTTTGCGAAGTTCTATATTTAAGTGTTCTAGTATTGCTTCAATCTCTTGTAATTGATTAAAGCGATGTTCTGTGATGCCAGGTAGGGCGGCACTGGATTTCTCCAGGCTACCCTTAATACTGCATTCGTATTTGGCTTCTTCTAATTCTTTTTCATAGTATTCAATTGAGTCAATAATTTTACTCAAATCTTCTACAACAGAATTATACCAACCTGCCATTTATTCCCAATCCTCTTCATCATCTTCATCAAAAGAAAAATGTCCTTTGATTGCTGATTTCATAATGCTGTCAAACATATCTAAATATTCTGCACTTTCAGAGATATCTAAATGTTCATCACACACTATGACTAGTTGCTCAGCGGCTTGGATACGATCTTTTTTGGGGATATACGTTTTTACACTATCCCACATTTCTACTAAAAAGTTTATATCAGGATTCATCTGCATATTCCTCTTCGTGTTCTGAAATTCCGTCTACATCAACGATGTTTTCATCATCTTTGATTCTATCAGTAGACCATTCATCAATAATTACCTGAAGTTTATCTCCAGTCCAGCCTTTTCTGAACTCTTTGATTTCTTCTCCAGTTACTGGTGAAACATAAGACAGTTTATTACCAACTTTTTCAAGAACACCTCTAGATTCAAACATTTCCAATAGTCCACTATATGGGTCCATGCCTGTTTCATAAGGAATTTTTACCTGCACACTCTCAAAAGGTTTGCTGTAACGAGTCTTCATTACCTTACATGCGGCACGAATACCTTGTACAGTTGAAGTCTTGTTACCATCCTCATCTTCTTTGAGTTTTAGTTTACGCATTGCAACCACAATACTTGATGCATAGATAAAGCCTTGTCCGCCTGAGATCTTGTCATCAGGATCAAACATGTCTTGTGATGCATAAGTGTGGTTAGTTGCTACTAGTCCTACTGGGTGTGGTGCTAGTTGGTTAACTGTGTTTCTTACCAATGCTGTGAGTGCTTTAGGCTTACGACCTAAGTCACCTTTTAGATCACCTTTATTAAACTGATCTACATCAGTTGGTGATAACAACATACCTAAACTGTCAATAACAAACAGCATTTTAGGTTGTTCTTCATATGGTAAATCACCGTAGTTAGATTTGTAATCACTGATAAATGTGCTAAGAGTTTTAGCAACATCATCGATCATACTGACACTGATACGCAATAACTTCTCAGGATTTGTATCAACGTCAAGTGCTTGAAGCCACTCTTCGTCCAATGCATTTTCACTGTCAAATATAACTACTTGACAACCTGATTGTTGTGCATGTCTAACTAAATTACCAGAACAGATAAAACTTTTACCTGAGCCTGATTCACCAGCAAATACACTAACTTTGCCTAGTGGAATACCTTTTTCAAAGTCTCCACTGATCAAATAATTCAGTGTTTTATTACCAGTGCTGATCCAGTCTTTTGGATCATGGAAGCCAGCACTGATACCAGTGATACTTTTAGTCAGACCAGTTCTGAATTTGTTTAAGTCAAATGGTTTTTGCATGATATCTCCTTATGATCTGTTTCGGATCATGTTTAGGATATCATCCGCACTTGGCTTACTTCCTTCTGTTGCTGGCTGAGGAGTTGCTGTTTCCTGAGGTGCTGGTGCAGTTGAAGATGGCGCAACTGCTTCATCCAGAGGGGCCTCTGATTGAGTCTCCACATTGGTTGTTTGTGCTTGAACTGAAGGAGTTGTTGCTTGTACACTCACTGAAGAACTAGGAACATCTACACCATAAGGTTTGTAGAAGTTGCCCCATTTTTCAGGATCATACAATTCTCCGTCAACACTTGCTTGGAACATTTCGCTGATTGCTTGGAGTTCATCTTGTCCAGGTCTTTTTGGTAAAAAGTCTGTCAAAGTGTAAAGTCCAAATTTGTCAATTGCTTCAAGTTCGGTGTTGTCCAATGCTCGTTCTTTACGAGCCCACTTTGAAGTCGAATAATCAGCATACTGTCCTTTGGTTGTTTTAGTAACCCTAAAATCAGTACCATTTACATAATCAGTAGGAATGTTTTCCATATCTGGATCCATCAATGCTGATTTAATAATGTTAAAGATTTGAGGTGAAATCACAAAACGTCTGATTGGATTTTCAGGTGCTGTTTCACTTAATGGATTTTCAGTTACAAAACCTTGGAAAATATAACTTCTTTTCTTCCAGTACTTTCTTCCCATATCTTCTAGTGAAGGGTCTTTAAACCAAGGACGGACCTCAGTTAGTACTGGACAAGTGTCGCCATACATTTCTGCACAAGGTACTTGTACTGTTACCGGTTTCATTTCACCACCTTTTACACCAGGGAAAGTCAAACGAATCATTTGTCTTTCTACCCAGAAAAAAGTGTTGTTTGGATCTGCGTCAGGCAAGAATCTCAGTGTTGCTGAGGTGCCTTCTTCAATATTCCAGTGGGGGTAAATGGCGTTGTCGCCGGTGGATTGTGTTGAACTTGCTGATGGTTTGTTTTCCATTGATGCAAGTTTTGCTCTAATTTCTGCCAAAGATGCCATAATGTTTTCTCCTTATATGTGCCATGTTTGTAGTAATGTTTCACTACTATGTGCCTATTTTACTTTCTTTGTGCCATGTTGTCAACCTTTTTATACTACTGTTGACAAGTAGTTAAAAGTTATTTATCTTCTGGGATAAAACTTTCTATAAACTTTTGATAATATTCTTCTTCTACAAAATGCTCTGCGTATACTGCTCTTTTGTTTCCTGCAGATAAAAGACTTGCTTTAACTGCTCTGTATTCAAATGGATTCAGTGTTCCGCCTGCATTTAATTTACTGCCAATACTGTCTAAATAATTTGCTAATGTGCTATCTTTTACTGCTGAACTAAGTTGTGATACTTGAAATCCTAGTTTAGCATTTGGTGTATCAAATTCTAATGTATCACTTTCGGAAATTAAAGATTTGGCTCCTTTAAATTCTTCTGATTCAATTGCTTTCATTATGAAGTTTTCAAAAGTATTTTTTCTGTTTACTAAGAATTTGATTGTGTCTACAGCATTTGCAACTTTATCATCAAAATGTGTTTCTGTGAAGTGGTCTTCTAAGTCTACTTCTTTGATGATTTCAATGTTCTGTTGATCTGCAATACTTTCAACTGCTTTTGCATATGTTTTTACACCGCTTAATCTTTTAAATGTATTTTTGATTTCGTCAATGTTTTCCATTGCCAATGTTACATATTCTTGATTGCTTTCGTTTACTAGATCATTGGATCTAACATAACGTACAAACTCTTTTAATGTGCTGATATCTTTGCACATTTTAACAATGCTTTCGCCAATGCTGTCATGCATTTCACCACCATTGTATAGGTGTCTTGCCATTGCTCTAGCACCGCTCAAATTCTTGCTTGGGAAAGCAAAACGCTCTTCACCACGTTGAATAAAAATTTTGCTGATGTTTCTGCTTCTAGAACCTCTAACTTCTTCATTGACTGCTTTCGCATGCTTTACAATGATCTTAACATTGTCTAGAGGTTGATAACTTGTTTTCACAGATCCGGACATTGTGCCGAAACTTTCTGCAACTTGTACTGATTCTTCTGCTTCTCCTGCTAATTTTCTTAAAACGTTTTGTTCCATCATATCTTTCTCTTTTGTTTTTGCAATACTAACTGCTTCACTGCTTGGTTTTAGAGTTTTTCCAAAAACTCTAAAATCTAATGCCATCAAATAATCTCTTGCAAGATTGTTTAATTGTTTTCTAAGTGTATCAGTTTCTTGAGTGTTCTCACTTACACTCAATTGAATTTCGTCAGTGGGTACATTTAATGTTATTAACAAATTAGGCGATTCTACAAAAAATCTAATTGCATCTGCTGGATCACCAACTTGCATGCCTTCTTTATCAAAACTATCAACAGTATAACCATAACCTTTTAAAAGGTTAAAAACTTTATCTGCAACTGTTTTTACACTGATAGCCATTTATTTATCTCCTACTTGTATTTATCTAAAGTAGTCCAATAGGCATCGGTTCATCGTACTCATCTCTATAGTCATCTTCGATTTCACCACTTTCTCCTAAACTGGTATTAACTACAGAAAATACATCATCTTCGAAGGTTGATATATAGTTGATCATTCGCATGTTTACTATCATAGACATAACCAAGTCGTCTGTTTCGCCTGGTTGTGCGGCAAAACTATTGCCTTTTGCCACAAAGTTTTTAAGTTCGCTGACAAATGCTTTACTGGTAATTTTAAGTTTGTCATTTTCTATATAACGTTTTAGTGCTATACATCCTTCAATTTTTGTTTTACTACTGGTGTGAAATCCTTTACGTCCTTTACGCCCTTGAACTTTTACTGGATCATGCAGGAATGTGCCTGGAAAATTTTCTTCTCCTGTATCTCTGATAACAACCAACGCCGCTTCTCCAATACTGTTATTTTCTACACTCCAATAAATTTCTCTTGCTTTGTAATTTTGAATTTCTTTAAGTATTTCCAACATGGTCTTAACCTGACCTTCTATTGGAGTCTTATTGTGGCACCATTCGGCTACCTGCATCATACTGGGTAATTCTACAACCTGTATAGCAGAATTATCTCCTCCAGTACCTGTACTAGGATCTAAACTTACCACATACATATTTTCTGCACTTGGTCTTTTGTACCATCGAACTTGGCCCATCTTGTATAATGGCTCTCTGCTTTTCATATTTGCTAAATGCAGTGCATCTATTAATGTTTCATTGTATATGATGAATTCACATTCGTGTTCACGTTTAAATCTTTCTTCGCCTATTCTACCTTTTTCTTCTTCTGCCCATTGTTCTGTGCGTTCTGGGTGTTGATCCCAAGTGGCTAAATATCCTTTAAATCCGTTTATACCCACATCTTGGCTATTACCATATTCATCAACAGTCTTAATTGCTTGATTCCAAATCATAGCAAACGTATCTTCGTCACTGTTTGGTGTGCTGGTTACAATACATTTACCGCCTGTACTAAGTGTGGGCGAAAGTGAAGTCCAAAATTCTGCCGCAATCCTAGGAGGTACAAACGCAAACTCGTCTAAGTATACCAATGTAAGTGACATACCACGACCAGTGTTTTCTGTTGTTGTACTTGCTACAATTCTACTGCCGTTGTCAAACGTTAGACTGGTTTTGTTGTATTCTGAAACACCTGCTCTGATATAATCCGGAATACTTTCATATGCATATCTAATACGTTGCATAATTTCTTGTGATCCAGCCGCTTTGTGAGCCGCAACTAATATTGTGCTGTCTGGTTTAAACATAGCAAACCATAACAAATAACCTGCGGCTACAGTGGTTTTACCCATCTGCCTGCCCAGCATGTTAATACTGTATCTGTATTTGTTATAATTTTCTACTAGTTCTTCTTGATAATCAAAAGGTTCAAAATTAATGCCGCCCTTTGTAGGGTGCTGTATTTTGACATACTTTTTCATAAAAAACATTGGACCAGTATTAGGATCACAACAACGTTGAAATTCTTGCAACATTTCCGGTGTGTATTGAATTTTTGAAAAGGCTGGTTTGACCAGCTCAGTATTAACTGTTCCTTTTGGCATAATAGTATTTATTAAAGGATTTAGACGTCTTTGCTATTTTTTAAATAGTTTAGCAGTTTATCTCTGATAACATTTGTCAAAACTGCTTTATCAGTACTGTAAGAAACGTCTTGAGGTTCGTCGCATCCACACTCAGAATCACATTCGCATTCTTCTTTGCCACAATCTGGGCAAACTTCTGCTTTTGGTTGATCTTGTTGTGGTTCTTGGGGGTCGTCTTGTTTAGGAAGAGTAATACCAGCAAGTTTTAATACATCATGTAAATCTGCCATACTGTCAGCATTAGCAGTTACAGTTACACTACCTTTATTTGTTTTTTTGGTTTTTGTATAACTGGCAGTTTCAGATTCTTGATTTTCCACTGCACCTGGCATAACTTCAGGACCAGCAAAATAACTTTCCATTAATGCTATGTATTCTCTCATTTCTTTCATATTATCTTCTTGAACTTTGGCTTATAACATCAACTTCTTTTGGTTCAGGTGATTTTCCGCCACCTGCTGTACCAGTAATTGTGTCATACATTGCTTTGAGATTGTCGCCCATTAGTTCATCTTTGGTTGGATAATTTTTAAAATAATCAGCACCTTTTTCTGCTTTAATTTTTTGTAGTTCTGCTAAGAATTTTTCATTGTATTCTTCACCAAACAATGCTTCTGAAAAATCTAATTCTTCATTTTGCATTTCGTAGTGTGCTTGTTCTTCAGCATTGAGAACTGCGTCTTCTTGGCTAACTAATCTGTCTGCATCGTTGGCTAATCTTTCTTCAGCCATTTCACTTTCTAATTTTCTTGGATCTTTAACACTGTAACAAATCACTCTTTCGTGATCTAAACCTAAATTAACTGCAACAAATACTTCAAGAATTCTTTCATTAACTGGATACTTCAATACAACATCAGTACTGCATACTTCGCTGGTAAATTTAGCACCTTTTAATCTTTGAAATTCTACTGGATTTTCTTGAATTGGTAATCTTTTCCAAGGTGTAGCACTTACCAAATTGTATTTGGCTAAGATGCTTTCTAACTTAGAAAGATCATCTGCTGAACAATCTCTGGCTAATTTAATTCTATAACCATATTCCTTTTTAAATGATTCGTTAATAAGTTCTTTTAGTTCTCTCATAGTGTTTTAAACTCCATTTGTACTTATTTATCAAAAATACAAATATTTTTTAAGATTGTTCTGTAATATTCAAATAAGACTCTGTTCGATTTTCGTCATGCAATAATTCGCTGTCAAATAATGTGTGTTTTTCTATGCTCATAAGATTTTCAAAATATGTTTTTCTGCGTTGCATTTCTATATCTGTAGTATCTTTAAACGACACCTGTTTACTCTTTACTTTATCAAACATCAAATCTATATCTTCATCTACACCATCCATACCCCAAACTTGATACTGTGCATAATAGTTTAGTTTATAATGATTTTTGGTAAGGTTTTGATTGTGGTAAAATCTTAATCTATAACTCCAAACATCCTCATTTACAACTCCGTGCTTGTTCATATAATTTACTAAACCTTTTTCCGAAGTAGTTTCCATAATAAGAGGATCTGACCAAGGTAAAATTTTAAGTTGCCATTGTTCATGATTAATAGATAAATCACTTTTAGCAACATCATGATCTGGGTTGTTTGGATCTTCCAAATACAACGGACTTACTAGAAAACTGTCTAAAGGATTTTTGTCACTACCTAAAAATTGTAGTGCTTTTTTTATGTCTTGTTTAGTGTCGCTGGGCAATCCTAATATAAAACCAGAATGTACTCCCACATGTTTCCATGTTGTTTGTTTAAGTTCTTTAATAAAATCCATAATAATCCATGGATTTAATCCTTTGCCTATATCTTTTGCACTTTCTGGTGTAAGAGTTTCTATTCCACAATGAGCAAATTCTAAACCGCAATCTACTAAAAGTTGTGCTTGTTTTTTAAGATATACCAAATCTATTCTTATAAATGCCGCAAGTTTTAATTTAAAAGGTAACTCCTTGGCTATTTTAGCAATTTCTTCTAGTCTATCATTGTCGTCATTAAATGTATCATCTACAATCCAATATTTTGTTATGCCAAATTTTTCATAATTTCGAATCAACTCTTCTTTGATAAATTCTCTACCACGTACATATGTTCCAGGTTCTTTGCCTATATATTGAAAACTACAAAAACTACATTTAAATATACAACCTCTAGCAATCTCTAAAGGCACAACTTCGTTTTTATCCAACATATCTTCATCACACCAGAACATAGTAGACTTGCTGATGTCATGTATTTTTGTTTTATCTGTATAATACTGTTGTAAAGGCTTATGATCTTTAATGTCCTGTAATATCTGTGGTACTGTAATTTCTCCATAACCTTGCACAATTAAGTCTATGTTGGGATTTTCCAAAAAAGATTTATTGACTAATCCACCGCCCACCATAATTTTTACATTAGGATTTATACTTTTAAGATGTGCTGTTATCCTATTTTCTTCTTCTATTGTTTCAACAGGAAGATAGTGATACATTTCCACATTGGTAGAACCTATATAAGTGAACGTCTTTTTCTTGGTAAGTTGTTTGGTCATAAACGTTGAGCTAGTACCAATTGCTAACGTTTCTTCACCTACAAATTTATCGAATATTTTTTTAAATTCTTGTTCATTGAAGTATGCACAAAAATCTATTACTTGAACTGTGAATCCAGCCAGCCTACAATAGTGTGCTAACTTGTATGCACCTATAACTCTGTTGCTGGTAGAGATATAATTATCCCAAAATGCTCTATTTGGATCAATATAATCTTGTTCACCTTTTAGATATTTTAAATTAAAATTTTCACTCATACGTCCGGTGAAAATTAAAAAATTTACAGGTGTTTTTTCCATTAAGAATCTTTTTGATTGATAATTTTTAGTAATTCGTTTCTATCTAATACTGTGCCAGATGATCCGGAGCCTTCATAATCTCCTGAATTGCTGTCTAATCTAGCCTTTTTGATCATCATATCAATCTGTTTTAGTTTTGTGTTTATTTTACTGTCTTTTGCTTCAAGTGCTGTTTTTAACATTTTAGCGGCACTGTCAAATATACTGCCTGCATCTCTGTCGCTAACATTCATACCTAAGTTCATCAATTGCTGATAACTATCAACTGCTTGTTGTGCAATATCGTCCATTTCAAAATCGTGCTGATCCAATCCTTTAACATTTTGTAAAGCATTGTCTATCTTTTCTGCAATACTTAATGCTTGTTGAATGTCTGCAACATCAACGGATTCTATTTCTTGAGGTGGTATAGGATCTTGTTCTTGCACTTCTTCTAATGGTGGTAAATTGAATTCTTCTTCCAGTTTCTTAGTCATAATGATATTTATCGAGATTTTTTTCTTGGTTTGGTGGTTCTTGAAGGCTTTCTAAAAATTTGATCTTCGGTGATCACTTTAAAATGTATGCCTTTTGCTTTACACCATTCCTGTGCCGCTGTCCATTTGGCGGCATTTACTTGAGTTGCAAATTTGTCGCCTCTGCCCCTAGCATTTTCTATCACAGTCTGACTTTTTGGTTTTATTTCTATTAGTTCAATTAATGTTTTGCCATTCTTATCTGTGTATTGAACCATAAAATCAGGAACATAGTTTGTGATTTTACCTGTAAAAGGATGTCTATATGGTATTTTAACGTTTTCGCTGGCCCATTTAAGTATGTTTGGGTGACTATCACAAAAACGCATAAAAGCCATTTCCCAACTGCTCCTAGAAAAAGGTGCTTTTGCTCCTATGTACTTTTCGGGGTTCTGTGGGGTAAAGATACCTTGTGCGTATTGACTTGCCATAACATATTAGGGCCTTATAACATTGGCAATTTTACTTTGATTGTTTGTTTTTTCAACTGTTAGTCCAATTAAATTGCCTTTGGGCCTAATTTTATTTATGGCTTTGTAAGTATTTTCTGCTAGTGTGATTGAACTTCTGTTCAACTCAAAATATTCTAAAGGATGAACATTTTGTTGTTTTGCTATTTTAATTAATGCTACAGCAAGTGTTTTTGCTGATTTTGTATTAAACCCTATACTGGTAAGTCTATTGTACACAGAATCAATTGTGTCAGGATTCAATCCGGAAGTATCTTGTGATATCATTCCTGTGAGTATATCTATGCTTGCTTCTGGTAATGGAAAATTTATGGTACTGTTTTTTAAAAACTGCACTAACTTATCACGTCGGATTTCAAAATCAGTTTCATTGCCGAATGTTTCATATAAACTTTTCATTATATTGATGGACCGGTTGATGATCGTTGTGTTGCAGGAGTTGCTCGTTTATCTTCAGCCTTGACTTCTTCTGCATTTTTAAATGAATCCAAGAAAGACACTTGGGCGGTTCGTTCTACATTGTTAAGAAATTCCACTTTTCTATCTTTCATTGCAGTGGGAATTTTACCGGCAATAGATCCACCGGGAACATCCGCTTGATCTGAAGTTCCTGATCTTAATGCTTGCCAATGATTAGCATTATAATTACTAAATCTTTTTAATTCATCTTCTGTGATAAAAAAGTTTACATCAGGATTAACAGTAAAATTTTCATATTCTATATTCATTTGAATAGTGCTGACTTGACTGTCGCCATGATCTATAGGATCTATTGTAAATGTGGTTATTAGAGGATTAAACAGTGTGTATCTAATAGCACGTTGTGCATGGTACTGAACTACATCCATTTGTGTAATAAAGTTTCTTTGACTACCTGGTTGTAAATTTAATCCTGCGTCATTACTTCCGAAAGGTCTATTGAATGATGTTGATGTTGAAGAACCATCGCCTGAAGGCACAATTTGCGGTACAACATCATAATCTCTATATTTAGGAGTCGATGCTTGACCTTGTGTAGAATCAAATTTATTTGTAGGGTTAGTAAAAAGATGTGAATACATTTTCATCAGCAAGATTACCCACAGACTATCTACTGTGTCATATGCTGTAATCGAGATTGGTTTGTACTGCACACCACTAACTGTAATACGTTTTTTATTGTATTGATTTTTTACATCTGCTTGAAATTCTGCTGATGGAAAGTCTGCTGACCTTACTAAACTGCTTAGATTATTTCTAAAATCCACATCATTTAAAAAATCAACGTCAACTTCACTGTTAAAAGTAAAGTTGACGTATCCATTAAATTTCTGACGGACCGGGGTGTTGTTAGGTCTAAAACGCTCAGCATTTTTAAAGTCACGCATATAATAATTCTGCGGACTGTTGCCATTGCCTTTGTGTGCATTTGGATCTCGTTTACCGTTATACATGGACTGGCCCATCATATCAGCCAGAATGTATCGTGTAATTCCTCTGTCCAAAAATGCCATTTTAGTTCCTAATTAAATTAGGCGCCTGTATTTTCTGTTGGTCCTGGTGTTATTGTTTCATCAAAAGGATTACCAGCCTCAAGTTTAGCCACAGCACTTGTACCTTGAGAGTGAATTGCATTATCATATCTAATTGTTAATGAAATTGTCACAGGTTCGTTAGTAGCATAGTCACTATCACTGTAATCAACATTTGTTAAGAAACAACCTTCCAGGTTCCAAACTTCCATAGCATCTATTGAACTACCATCTAACACTTCAATTTGCATGGTAAATTTATAATCTTCGCCAGCAATTGGAGATGTTTGTTCAAAATGGTTCAACTGTCTTTGGTTTTGTGCACCAACAAGTCTAGCCACACTGTTAGAAATATCATCTCGAATTACAAGAGTAATTGGATCCCAAGCATGTTTACCTTGAACATACACTTTAGAGTTATAACTATCAATCATAACTTCTTCATAGTTTACTTTAGGACGACTTACGTTCATAACATTCTGTGTTAATTTTGTTGATCTTTCATTGCCACCAAAGTCAAAAAGTGATACTCTAAATCTAAACTTTAGTTTAGGCATTAAAATACCTTGACCTTCTGATGATGAGACAGGTACCCCGAATTTATTCTTGGTTTTGTCTACCGGATTTGTTGCCATCGTTTATTCTCCTATTCATTTAGTCAAACGACTAATATGTTACACTTATTTATCAATTTATATGGAAAAAAATTAAAACACAGTTTAAATGTCAAAAAAAAGGGGTCATAAGACCCCTTTTTAAACGTTTCCGAAAAATTATTCAGAACCTGTAGTACCCAATGTGTTTTGGATTCTGATTGGAATGTAGATAAACTCTACTGCTTTGATTGGCTGAATAGCAATATCAATGTAAAGTTCGTTTCTATCAATTCTTGCTGG